GATTGTGCAAATAGGGATTATTCCAATATAAATACGATTGTGCCTAGACAAAGAACAATCCCAAAGACTAGGATCAATCACACTATGGAACAGATACCAATAGGAACAATTAAAGAAAAACTCAAGAATAGATATGAAACTCAAGGCTTCTCAGAGGCTTTATTCCGTAACGATTTCAGTTTATTACTGCGCCTAGGAGTTCATCCACAGGTTGCAACTGTTGAGGATTTACAGCGCCTAGTCATGGGTGTTAAATCAACCTCTACCAAAGGCACTTACGCCGCAAGATTACGCAGCATATTTAAAGCATTACGCAAGATGGGTCTAATTGATAATCAAGCCGATCTTGATCTGCCAGCCGTTCGTAAGAGCAGGGGCCTGCCGCACCCGCTAACGCCAGGCGAAGCCGAATTAGTTATGACTAAGGCTGAACTGCCAATGCGAGATTGGTTCATAATTGCCTGTAAGTCAGGGTTGCGAGCAATGGAAGTGGCAAACCTGCGTGGGGTTGATTTAGAAAAAGGTGAAGGCGGTTATATTCTGCGAGTAGCAGGAAAAGGTGGCACCGATCTATCTATACCTGTTGCAGATATTGTGGCTCAAACTATTTTAAAGCACGAAACAACAGGAAAGATTTGGAGCGTTACTCCAAATAAGTTAAGCAAAATGTGTTCACTGGAAATGAAAATTCTAGGCATAAGGCGAAAAACCTTTCACGCTTGCAGGCATTATTTTGCAACCAATATGTTAGAAAAATCCAACGGCGATCTATTAGCAGTTCGTGATTTAATGAGGCACTCATCAGTTGCTACTACTCAGGTTTATACTCAACTCGCTACTGGTAGAACTCGATCATTAGTGAATTTATTATGAGTATGTTTTTATTTGATTTCCCAGATATAGTAAAAAATATTGATGATGCAATCAATGCTATTGAGGATTCGGGGCTAATTTAAAGGAGAAAAATGTCCGCTAACGAATGGGCATCCCTCGCCGTTGCTACAACCACCTTAATAGGCGCACTAGCAATAGGTGTAAGGCATCTAGTAAAGCATTATTTATCCGAACTTCGCCCTAATGGTGGCACAAGTTTGCGTGATTCTGTTGATAGACTAGAGCGCCAAGTTGAGGAAATCATAAGCATATTAATTAATAAAAAATAGGGGGCAAAAATGGCGGTTACAGTTTACACATTACCAGATTGTATCCAGTGCGAGATGACTAAAAAGTATTTAGATAGACATAAGGTTGAATACTTAACAGTAGATATGAGCCAAGATGAAGAAGCCTCTGAAAAGATAGCAGAATTAGAATATAAGCAAGCGCCAGTTGTTGTCTACAACAACTTTCATTGGTCAGGGTTTAGACCAGATAAAATTAAAGCCTTGCATTTATTATTGTTAGATAAAGGAATAAAGGATGCCAAATGACAACTGTTGCCAAGAGAGCCACACCTGCTGCAATTGCTGTTTTGCGCCAAGCGACGGCACTTCGCCCCAAGCGTAAGAAAGCCAGCGATGGGCTACTACCATCTGCTGCTCATCTAACTCAAAGTCCTAATTCAGATCACAATACAGGTTTTGCAGTTGATTTAACACACGATCCTAAAAATGGTATAGATTGCTTTGAGATATACGAAAAATTACAATTAGACCCTAGAGTTAAGTATTTGATATTTACTGGTAAGATTTGGTCAGCCAAAAATGGTGAAACAAAATATTCTGGAGCAAATCAACATAATAAACACCTACATATTTCCATCAAAGATAACTGCGGTAATGACACATCACCTTGGTTTGCCTGGATGGGAAAAGTAAAAAAACTCAACAAAGTAGTAGCCTCAGTAAAGCCACTACCAAAGAAGGAGAACTAATGAAGGATTTAATCGCTAAGTTAAAAAGTCCTAAAACAATCGCTGCTTTCAAATCTTATTGCAGAGCAGTTTTAGCATCAGCGGTAACAATGGGAATTGGTTTGGCTGCCGATCTTGCTCCTCAATATGCAATCTTAATCGGTTCAATTGCAGCCCCTCTTGCAAAGTGGGCAGATAAAACAGAAAAAGAATACGGCTTAGGTTCAGAGTAATTTATGAATCGGGGGGAAATTTTAGATGAAGCCAAAAGGCTTACGAACGCTGATAGACAAAAATTTTATGGAACGCCTGCTATTAACTTTAATCGTATTAGTAGGCTTCTATCTGCTTATCTCGATTCTGAGATAACACCAGAGCAAGGCGCTATGATTTGCGCACTGATAAAAGTAGCAAGATCGATGGAAACATATAAAGCAGATAACTACATTGATGGCGCTGCTTATTTTGCGATAGCGGGGGAGTTAGCAAATGGTAGAAAGTGATTTAATAGTTATTATTCCAACTAGGGGGCGGCCTGATAATGCCGTTGCTTTAGAGCAGGCTTTTGTAGATACAAATACAACGGCTAAAAGAGTTTATGTTGTAGATTTTAGTGATGAAACTCGTAGTGAGTATGCTAAAAAGTTATCACTTGAATCACTAATAATGATTCACAATAATACTAAAGGAATGGCTTACCCTTTAAATTATGCAGCGCGTGAGTTTCTAGGTGAGTTCGATAACTTTGCATTTATGGGAGATGATCACCGCCCAAGAACTACTAATTGGGATCAGTTATTTGTTGAGCAACTTTATTCAGGCTCAGATATTGTCTATGGAAATGATTTATTCCAAGGCGCAGCCCTACCAACTGCGGTTGCAATGTCTAGTCAAATTGTAAAAGAGTTACGCGGAATGGTGCCTGATAGCCAGCGCCACTTATACCTTGATAACTTTTGGTTGAAACTAGGGCAGGATTTAGGCAAGATTAAATATATGCCTGAAGTAATAATTGAACACTGCCACGCCTTCAACGGCAAAGCGCCAATGGATGAAAATTACGCCAGGGTAAATGCTGCTGAAGTTTACTCAGCCGATAAAATAGCATTTGATAATTACATTAGGAGCGATAGATACAAAACTCTGCTTTCTAAAATTAAATGAAAATCCTAATTACAGGCGATGAGGGTTTTGTAGGTAGAGCATTCTACCGAGCCTTAGATACTAAAAATAATGAAGTAGTTGGCTTTGATATTAAATCAGGCATAGATGCTCGCAAGTTCTTTGCAGCCGATGACACTTACTTTGATGTTGTAATTCATTTAGCCGCCGTCGTCGGTGGCAGAGCCACCATCGAGGGGGACCCTTTGGCAGTTGCCACCGACCTGGCGATTGACTCAGACCTATTTCAGTGGGCGCTACGAACTCGCCCTGGGCGAATTGTTTACTTCTCATCCTCTGCTGCTTATCCAATTATGTTACAGCGAGCAAGATTTAAGGCAAGATTATCTGAGCAAGATATAAATTTAAAACACTTAAGAACCCCCGATCAAACTTATGGCTGGAGCAAATTGACTGGCGAAATGCTGGCGCAGTATGCAAGAGATGAAGGTTTAAAGGTAACCATCCTTCGCCCATTTTCAGGATACGGCGCTGATCAATCTTTAGATTACCCATTCCCATCATTTGTTGCTAGAGCCAGGGCTAAGGCATCACCATTTAAAATATGGGGATCAGGTCAGCAGATAAGAGATTTTGTACATATTGATGATGTAGTCCAAGCAACTTTTGCAGCAGTTATTAATGATGTTAAAGTTATGAATATTTGCTCTGGTAGGGCAACTTCTTTTATTGAATTAGCAGAGATGATGATGTTAGCGGCAGGATATTTAGCGCCGATAGAAACTGATCCAACCGCACCTGTTGGTGTTGAATACAGAGTTGGCAATCCTAAATTTATGAATATGATTTATGAACCAAAGATTTCTTTAGAGCAGGGCATAGCGCTAGCACTAGCCCAATAAAAAACCCCTACTTCGTAATCATCGGCGAGGTAGGGGTTTTTTTCTATTTAATTATGCTTTTACTAATTGTCCTTTGATGCCTGCAAGTTTTGGATAATATCCAAAATCAATATCATTTTGAATATGAGTTGCAACTTGCCCTGCGGTGTCGTACCACTTATCCATTGCGTGATTAGTGTTAATAACTTCGCCGTCTTTAAGTATTTGATAACTCATATCATCATTTACTTTGATTGCAAATGAACCATCTTTACTGATCCATTCTTTTACTGTTCTAGCCATTTTTACCTTTCTTTGTATTGGGGCTTTCCCAATAACATTATTGTATAGACAAATGCCTGAGTATCCAAGGGTTATTTAAACAAATCCTTTGGCGTGGCGACCCCTGCTACCGCCCGCCTAGCCTGGCTCCTATACCCCCAATTTAGCGCCCAGGAAGGCACAGGGCGCAGGGGGCGCTGGCGGCTAAGGCAAACAACGCCAAAGGCAAACCAGCCCCCCATAAAGCCTAGGACCGCCCAAGGCAGGGGCCGCCTGCCCTTGCCGACGGCCACTATCGCTGAAAGCAACGCCCAAAGGATTCTCACTTAATGTAATCCTTTAGATAATCATTTATTACCTCAGAGGCGGTTTTACCTTCGGCCCTAGCCTTGCTTTGAACTTTGCGCCAAATTGCATCTGCAATTCGAACTGATCTTTGTGGTTTAGTTGGCATTACTCTCCTAACAGTGTTTTTAGATGCGGATTTAAAACTTTCATTGCAGTATAGATAGCCCTACTCATTTCATCGGGATCATAACTTTTACTGGCATCTGCCAAAGTTTCAGCAGATGCCAACATATCGAATTGGATGTTGGTAAAGAGTTCCTTCATTGCAGCCATATTAAGACCTCGCTAATAGCATATTGGAATGAAGCAGGTCGCATTTAGGGCAAACTAAACATTGGAACTGTTCGCCGTTGTCGTATTGATACCAGCGGCGGGTTAGTTTATCCGCTGGCTTTTCACACATCATGCAGTTATTCATTAATTGCTGCTTCCAAAGCCTCTAATTCCTTTAAGGCCATTTCATCACATTCTTTGCAAGTTGTTGCATTCATTGGTAAATAAGAACCACATTCGCAAGGTTCTAAAGCATCAATATAAGTTGGTAAGACAGAGTTTAAATTTATTAACACTGCCTGAACCAATTGTTCATCATTTGATTGTTTTGCTTTTGTTAGATTTTTGATGGTTGTATTTATCATTTTAGTTATTTGCTTATCCATTTTACTTACCTTCCTTTAAGTAGCACTTATCCATTGAGCCGAAGCAGTAGCCGTCGGCGGTGTAGTTAATATGAGTTGCCAAGAAATAAATCGTGGCTGCTGCTAGTAGCCAGAAAGTTACTCTGGCTATTTTGCGAACTTGCAGATACCTTTTAGAGCGTTGCATTAGTTTGCCTTCATTTCTGATTGCAATTTTTCTATCTCTTGCTGTAATGCTTCTATTTTTTCTTGAGTTGTTGGTTTTGGTTTACCACCTAACTCAATCATTTTTGCTCGATAGATTTCATCATATTCAGCACGATGGCGCTTGATTAGTTCTACCCTTGCAAAACTTTGTGCTGCTACGCCAGGTTGAAATTTTTTTGTTTCTGTATTCATTAGAAATTTCCCAAGCAATCATCTTTGTAAATTTCCCATGCCTTATTCTGAGCCTGCTCTAAAGCATCGCTTGTTGGTTTCATTAAATTATTAAATGATTCCATTACTGCATCATATTCTTTCCAATATTCTGCATTAATTTTTGCAATTGCTTCATCACGCTTTTTTTGTAGTGAATTAATAACGCTATCTCTTGGTGGGCAAAAACTATCTAAGGCTTTAACATAGGCATTGTATTCAGGTGCAATCATTGCATCTTTTGCTGCCCATGCTTTATTTACTCTGCGTGTTCGTGCTGCTTTTTGTGCTGGTGTTAAATCTGTTGCTGTGTTCATTTGGTGCCTTTCTTTTAGTGAGTTACCTGGTGTAACCCATTGAGATAACTGTATAGACACCTGTCTATCTAGTCAAGTACCCAAGGAATCTACCCCTTTGGCGTGGCGACCCTCGGCAATTGTCAGTGGCTCATGCCACAATAGGCTCCACGCCCAATCCTGGGCGTTTAAAAGGGGGTAATAGATGGAAATAGGCATCGTGATAGGCGCGGCAGTTATAGCCCTAATAGGGGCTTACTTTGCCAGCAACCTGACTAATGGCACCGAGGATTGGGCAGGGCAGGTAAAAAAGGCAGAGCGTAGCCGCGCCAAGATGAAAAAGGCGCTGACAAAATGAGTAGAACTTGGAGTAAGGTATTTAGAATTTTCATCTCCAATGATGGCTCTTACCATTTGTATTTAGAGGAGCAAGAAGCCTGCGTTGATTTAATTGAAAACATCAGCGATGAAATAGAGGTAACTGATTTTGCCGAAATGAAAAAGGCATCAAAGGCTGACCTGCGTGATGATTTTGCAACTATGCGATTGGATTCAATTCGCAAGAACTTGCCACCAATGGCATTAAAGATTGCAAAATTAACTGAGCGAGAGTTGCTTGATCTAGCCCAGGAGATAATCCAGGTAGTTCAAGACAAAAACAAAATCCGATTGGAGATTGTTAAATAAGTGGCTAATCCAAATGGTAGGAAAGGTGCTGCTTTCGAAACAGCAATTCTAAAATTCTTCCGCGCTGCTGGTGTCTTGGCGGAGCGATTGACTAAGGCGGGCGCTAGAGATGAAGGCGATCTAGTCGTAATCATTTCAGGTGTAACCTATATTTTAGAATTAAAGAATCGAAAGAAAATCGACCTTCCTACCTTTTGGGATGAGGCTACAACTGAAGCAGAGAATTATGCCAGAGCAAGAAATTTAGATTTTATTCCGCCTGCTTATATAATTGTTAAGCGTCGTAATGCTGGCATAGACAAATCCTGGGTGATTCAAGATTTAAACCAATGGCTTACTCATAAATGAGAACAATTGAATTCTTATCTGATGCACCTAAGTTTCCGAATGCACTGTGTGCAAATTTGGATGACAAAAACTACTTCTTTCCCGATGGGAAAGTAATAGAGGCAGAGCGCCTACCAAGCCTGCAAGCAATTTGCAACGCTTGTCTACATAGAAAGGAATGTGCGGAATACGCCATAAAGGAGAAAATTCAATTCGGCATTTGGGGTGGAACCACTTTAGTGATGCGAAAAAATGCTTTCAAAAAGCATTTAGTCATAGACCGAAGAGGTAACGCCAAGATTGTACGCAAAATGTACGATGACGGATGCTCTCCTGAATACATCGCATCTTATTTAACTGTGAAATTATCTTATGTAAAAGAGATGATTCGTAGGTATAACAAGATGAAAATGAAGGGAGAAATCCAATCAAACCTGAATATAGAAAAGTTAGCAAAAGGATTGCGCTCATCATCGGGGTTAGCGCAATGACCTCTTTATTAGTTAGTGGAGTTGCACCTCAAGCGGCAATTCCAATTGAACGCTCAAATGAGAGTAAACTCCTAATTGAGCAAGTCGATGCTAGGGAACTGGCCAAAGAATTGCTTAATAAAGAGGATTTTAAATGTTGGGATCAACTAATGCTTAAAGAAAGTAATTGGAATGATCACAAAAATCCAATTAGTTCAGCCGAGGGTATCGGTCAGTTACTAGATGGAACAATGGAGAATTTGGGAATGAAACGCTCAGATGCTCCAGCAGCACAAATGGTGGCAGCCCTAGCCTATCTAGGCAGACACTATGGAAAAGGCGGAGCCTGCTCTGCCTGGAAACATTGGCAAAAACATAAATACTGGTAAATAAAAAGGGGGTAAATCAGTGAATGTAGAGGTAGACAAAGGCGTTGCTGATCTTGATAGCAACGCCATCGCTTGGCTAGAGAATTACAAAAATGCTCTAGTCAAGATTAAAGAGTGGCAAGAAATAGCAGATGTTGCTAGGTCGCACATTGAAAAAACATTAGGCGAATCTGAAGTTGGAATGTATCAAAATCGCCCAGTGGTTCGCTGGAGTTTTGTAGAAACTCATCGCTTTGATGTAAAGCGGGCCAAGGAATTATTGCCTCAGCCGTTATTGGATAGTTTACAAATTGTTTCAACATCTCGGCGGTTCGCCTTAGTGGAGTCAGATGATGAGTAGTACAATAATCCCTGCCCCACTATTCGACCCACCGCCATTTAACCCAGCCGTACCTGATGAATACGATGATGAGGATGATGAATAATTTAGTAGCACCTAACAAACCAACCAAGCAAATGGCGATGGATTTTGCAAAAATTATCACAGACGCTGGCACTTGGACTCCAAGAAGTAAGCAGGCATCCATTGGCCCATCTGAAATTGGTCACGAATGCTTGCGACGATTAGCCTATAAATTAATTGATATTCCAAAAGTAAACGAAGGCTCAGGTGGTAACTGGGCAGCGCAAGTGGGAACTGCAATTCACGCTCACCTGGCTGAAATCTTCAATAAAATAGAGGGATTCCAAGTTGAACAAAAAGTGACCATTAGAGGTAACCTTGCGGGTACTATTGATTTATATGATCAAGTTCGCGGCATTGTTATGGATTGGAAAACAACAGGGGCAAGTGGATTAAAAGAGCGTCGAGCAGGTGGTGCTACTCATCAGCAACAAATACAGGTGCAACTTTATGGATATGGCTTGGCTCAAACAGGTCAAGAAGTAAATCAAGTTGCCCTAATTTATTTGCCAACTTCAGGTAGCATCGATGATATGCACATTTCACTTTATGACTATGATGAAAAAATAGCCCTAGCCGCACTTGAAAGATTGGACAATTTATATGCGCTGCTCTCATCAATTGATGTGGAGCAGTTTCCGTCAATGTGGGCAGTAATTCCTAAAGTCAGCAGCCGACTTTGTAATTACTGCCCATATTTCCAACCATTTAGTAAAGATGAATCTATTGCTTGCGCTGGCGATACAATATGAGTTTAGATGAAGCAACAATAAATGATCTAAAAAAGTTGAAAGAGGAATTAGAGTCGAATCTAATTTACCAACAAAAAATGCAACAAGAAATGCAACACCCAATCCAAACAACCAACCAAACAGAAAAGGGGGAACGAGAATGACCTTCTCACCACCAGCAACGAACGAAGGCGGCCCAAAGGTTGCTGAATTAGCAGGACAGTTACTAATCATAACTCCAACCGAATATAAGACAGGCATCAAAACTATTCACGGCGATGCTGAGGCTATTGAAGTATCCTTAGTAAATTTAGATACAAATAAAACTTATGAATCGGTTTTATTTTTTAATGTTGCACTACGCAACTCGTTAAAACAAAAGATCGGTCAAAAGGTTCTCGCCCGCATCGGTCAAGGAACTGCCAAGCCAGGTAAATCTGCCCCTTGGATTTTATTAGATGCAACCACTGATGCGGCTGCTCTTGCAAAGGCAAATGCCTATTTATCAAATGCCAGCGCTCCTGCCCCTGCGCAAGCGGCGGCGGTGCCTGCGGCGAATGGCACCATTACACCAGAGGTTGCAGCGCTCCTTGCTCAGTTAGGTGGAAATAAAGCCTAAAGTATTCTTGGCGGTTTTTAAACCTTTCTTTTAATCGCCAAGATCGCAAGCGCCTGGTGGCCTCAGCGTGGGAGAGGTTGGTTCGATTCCAACGCTTGCACTTACAAACTTTGATTTGGGGTGGTATGAACGAGAATGGTTACGATTGCACTTGGATGGATAGCGATGATTTCAAGGTTGGCTACGGCGCTAATTTAGTGCCATTTTACGAAAGGGGGCAGTAATGCTTAAATTAAAATCGCCAATAAAGATAAGAAGGAAAAAGAAGGCGTTTGTGTTATCTAACTGCGCTAAGTGTGCCAGCCCATTCTTTGTTACTAAAAAAAATATTTTAAGCGTAAACTTTTGCTGTAATTGCAGATGAACGATATTTACTTAGCAGCACTACAACTTGCCAAAGAAGGCATCTCGGTAGTTCCTGTTGCAACGGATGGTTCTAAAAGGCCTGCTCCTTTTACTTGGCGCAAGTATCAAGAGCAAAAGCCTACGACGCAAGAGTTAATCGATTGGTTTAGTCAAGGAAACCAACAAGGCGTCGGCGCTATCTGTGGCGCGGTATCAGGTAACTTAGAGATGTTAGAACTTGAAGGCAGAGCAGTTGCAGACCAAATACACATTCAAGCAAAAGATATGGCTGAAAACTCTGGGCTTGGAGATTTGTGGCGCAAAATTCAAGATGGCTACTGCGAGGTTACCCCAAGCGGTGGCATCCATTGGCTCTATCGAATATCAGATGACTTAGTACCAGGAAATCAAAAATTAGCCAGGCGCCCTGGCGAAAACGGAAGCGTTGATGTCCTTTGCGAAACCAGAGGCGAAGGCGGTTTTGTAATACTTGCCCCATCAGGGGGTGCCTGCCATCCATCGGGTGAATCTTGGAATATTCTCTCAGGCTCAATCCAGACAATTCCAACTATCACACTTGCAGAGCGCAAGGCGTTGTTTTCAATCTTCAAATGCTTTGATGAGATGCCTAAGATCGAAAACATAGCCCTTGAGGTTAAGAGCCGTGAGATAAATCTTTCGCTACCAGGAGATGATTACAACTCCAAAGTAAGTTGGGATCAAATACTTACTCCCCTTGGCTGGAGCAAAGTTTACACAAAAGGTGAAGCAACCGCTTGGCGCAGACCAGGAAAGAATGAAGGCATCTCAGCAACAACAAACTTCAACGGCAAAGATAATCTCTATGTATTCACCACCTCAACTATCTTTGAGTCAGAGCATTCATATTCTAAGTTTGCTGCCTTTGCCACATTAGAACACCAAGGCAACTTTAAGGCTGCTGCCTCTGCCTTGCGAAGCCAGGGCTACGGCAAGCCAATCGAACTAAACGCCCTACCCACGCAACCTACCCACTCCCCCTCGCTAGTTACTTTAAGAGATGAGAATGAGGAGCCGACCACCTCAACTTGGATTCCAGAATTTATTAATACAGATAATATTTATGATGAGCCTGAGCCTTCAATACTTGCTAGAGCCGATGGTCATTGCATTTTTTACGCTGGCAAGATCAACGCCCTATTTGGCGAATCCGAGTCAGGTAAAACCTGGGTAGCACTTGAAGCAGTAAAACAGGAGTTAGATAAAGGCAACACTGTTTTTTATTTAGACTTCGAGGATTCAGTAAGAGGCATCTATAATCGCCTAAACACCCTAGGAGCCGATTTAAAGCACTTCAAATTATTTCTGTATAGTAACCCATCAGAACCGCTAACTGAAGGCGCTAGAGAGGCTTTACTGACCAAAATCGACCAATATAAACCCTCACTTATAGTTTTGGATGGCGTAAACGCAGCGATGAATGTGATGGGTTTAGATTTAGAAAAGAATAAAGATGCGACTTCATTTAGTCAGGAAGTTCTGCGCCCAATGAGATTACACAATGCAGCGATACTGACCATAGATCATGTAACTAAATCCAAAGATAATCGAGGCAACTACGCCATCGGCGCCCAGGCAAAGCGAGCCGATATCGACGGCTGCGCAGTAGCAGTTGAGGTAGAGATTGCATTTGGCAGAGGCATCGACGGCGCCCTTGCGCTAAAGGTAACGAAGGATCGCCCTGGCTTTGTCAGGGCCATCTGCCAGGAAGGTAAGAACCTTGGGGTGGCAAATATAAAGGCGCTAGGAACTGGCAACATAAAGATTATGATTGAAGGGGCAAGTGTCCAGATGCCATCGATTGAGAAAAAGATGGAGCAGGTGTCAGAGTTTATGGAATCTCACGGGGTGGAGATGGGCTTGAACGAAATAGCCAAGCGGATGCGCTCTGAGGGGATAGCGGTAGGCAACGACAACCTAAAAGTCATCCTAGAGTCCTTGGTCAATCGGCGATGCCTGTCGGTGCGCAAGGTAGGACAAAAATCTATTTACAAATATGAGATGCAGTATTTACAGAACCCGCTAAAGAATCTGCCTGTGGATAACTTGCTATGAATCAACCGTTCCGCCGTTCCGCAACCGTTCCGCCAATCCGACGGAAAGTTCCCCTTAAACCGTTCCGCCGTTCCCCCTCTTTAGAGGGGAACGCGGGACGGTGGGGCGGTAGGCGTAGAGGTTTATCCTTATGAGTTATTTAGACTTTAAGATAGAAGATTGCAAGGCCTGTGGAAAACTTATCTGGGAGGGGTATTCATCGGCTGGGTTTCTAACTAAACTTGATACGCCTCGACTCAGCATTGTAGAGGAGATAATTAAGAAGGTTAGTAAAATTAGAACCTATGAGGCCCACCGAACCTTAATTAGTTTCGAGGTTACCCCAAGAACAGGTGCCTATGTAATCGGCTCAGAGTTTAAGTCAGAGAGAGTGATCCTAGCCGAACACCAATGTAGCACCTTCACTTTATTTGAAACCGAGGTGCCTGACTATTGGAATCGAAATATAAACAGGCAAGCAGACCTAGAAGAGATACCCTTCTGATGACCTGCCAAATATGTGGGCGAAGCACTAAAACCGAAGGTGCCTGCCGAGTTTGCTTTACTAAGGTTAAAACCTCATTGGTTGAGTTACCTGATCTACACTTTGAGGCGCAGATGTTTATTACCCCAAGTAGGAGCGGGTCAGGCAAGGCAAGCGCTGAACGAAGTATTGGGGTTAATGTAGCAGCCTTAGATTTCTCATTAGCCACTGACCTATTACGCACCTTGCATTCTTGGGAAGTAATCATCCGAAGCGATAGGAAACTGACTCCGCCTGCGCTGGTGCCAAAGGAACCCACCATCGACCTAGAGGTTCAGGAAACGGTAGATTTTCACTGCGCCCACTTAGAATGGAGTCTAAATCAGGAATGGGCGGTAGAATTTGCTAATGAGGTTCACGAACTTCATGCCAAAGGTAGATCAGCAGCCAAAAGATTTTCAGAACAGTCAAGAAGGATTCCTTGTCCAACTGATAATTGTAAACGATTTGTTGTGATAGATGTAGAAAATCTTATGGATGATGTAACTTGCTTTGGTTGTAAGCAGAGTTGGTCAGTGCTTCGCTTGATAGCGTTAGCAATGAGTAATCCTGACAGGAAGTTTTATTTAGATGTTGAAGCAATAGCGGCTTGGATTGGAACTACTGAGCGAACTGTTTACAACTTAATAAAAACCCACAAAGTAGAAAGACGAGGTAGTTTGTATGATCTCTCTGCCGTCGTTAAAGCCCGAAACTCAACACTATAATTTGCATAAGTTTTCACTCTTTTGTGTTACACTTGCGTTAGCAGACTTTACTATCTCTGCTCAAGCCCTAGCCAAATTGTCTAGGGTTTCTTTATTGGTTGGAAAAGTTATGAATGGAGAAACTGAGGATTTAAACGAAATAGATGAAGCCCTGATTCATGCTTCTCGTACTCGTAACGATCCAGCCTTTACGCATCGCCAACGCGAAATAATAAATAAATTTATAGATGATCTTTTAGATTCGCGTTCGGAACTAACAAAATGCTAAACATCAAAATACAAATACTTGATGTCGTTACTGAAATTCAAACGGATCAAAACTTAACATTTGATGCAATAGATTCATTAATTAACAGAGCAGTGAACTCAACATTGCAATCATATTTATCATTACCATTAGAGGATCGCCTTGCACCTTACACAGTTAATAATTTAATAGATGATGATGATGAGGAAGCCGAATGAAACTCAGCATTGTAAGCATTGCAAAGTAGAATTACCGCTATATCAATTTCATAATGATCGTAGAACTCCTAATGGTTCTTATGCTGTTTGTAAAGATTGTCGCCGTAAGTATCGTCGCCTTATTAATATATCGCAGAGACAATATGATCAGATACTACAATCGCAAAACAACCAGTGCGCTATCTGTGGCACAGATGCTAAGGAATTTAAAACAGCGTTAAATGTTGATCACGATTATAAAACAAATAAGATTCGTGGATTACTTTGCACTAATTGTAATATGGGATTAGGACATTTTAAAGATTCACCAATCAACTTAAATCAAGCAGTAAGATACCTGGCTAGTTATGGCGACTAAGTTATCTCGACCTTGCGTTGATTGCCAAGCGATAACTAGATCAACAAGATGTACTAGATGCCAGCGATTAAAAGAGAAACAAAGACCGACACCAACTCAGCGTGGTTATGATTATGCGTGGCAAAAGTTATCCAAGGAATTTAGAACTGCTTATCCGTATTGTTTCAAGTGTGGCTCGACAAAAGATTTAACAACTGACCACATAATTCCAAAAGCAAAAGGCGGCCTATCGGTCTGGTCAAACTTGCAAACACTCTGCCGATCACATAACTCAACAAAAGGCAAGCGCTGACCCCCACCTAGGCATTACGGGGTACGGCTAATAAGTTTAGGCGTACGCGTGGTATATAC